CGCTTTTTGTTCAGCCGCCACTTTTTCGGCTTCTGCTTTTTTGGTTCTGCGATGTGCTACAATCGCCTTTTTATCCTTTTCCAAGTCCGCTTTCGCAGCTAAAGTAAGGTCACGTAAAGTGTCCTGTGCAGTGCGAATAGTAGCGGGGTCGGTTGGATAAGACCGCATCATAAGAGTTGTAGGCGCATCTTCTACACCTGCCGTTCTACGTGCCAACATTGCGCCGATAGAATCAGCTAGGTCTGGAACTGTTAACTTCGGTTCAGTCGAAACCCATGGGGTAGAAACCGAAGTATGAAAAGGGAAACCATGATAGGAATCAACGCCCTCTGGTCCACCATCCACGACAGCAACGGCAGGACCTAAATAACTAAGTGCCGACGTGGTAGAAGAACGAATGAGGAACTTGTATCTATCCTCACCTTGTACTTTTTGCATACTAAATAGATTTAAATTGTTATAAAATAAAATTAACGAATTGCGGGTTTACGGTGTATTGTTGGATTGTCCTCTATAACAGTATCAAATCCAATATCAAATAATAATTCGATAACAAACCGTTTTTGACGTGACTTTAATATACGGTCATGAAACGAACAAACATATTGCGGCGTAGTCCAATCGGGTACATCACCACGACGAAAATAATAAGCGGTAACCTGATGCTTGTACTCTTCAATTAAATAGCAATCTTTCATAATAATAATATTTAAATTGTTTAATAATACTGCAATGTTCAAATTTGTTTTTGACATTACCAAATTTTTAGACACTTTTTTTTGTATCTATAATAAAAATTTTAATGGGGTCTATTGCTCCCTTTGGTCGAAATCGGCACACGGAGTTTTTTGCGTTAGCACGCAGCCTTCAAATTGTGCTTTACATCTAAGATATTGCGCAAATTCTCGCACATGTTGTTGACGTTTTAGTTCAAGATATTCGGCAACGATATCGGCAACATCATAACTAGGAAGACTATCTAAGTCTATAAGAATTTCATTTTTACTATTACAATTTTCCATTTATAACAGATTGTTTACGATTGTGAACGTCAGCTAAAACAGCATATTTACGCTGTAAAGCTTGACGATTTAATACAAATTCTTTCATTTGTTCGGACATACCCTCATATTTCTTTGCCATAACATCGGCGTATAATTCGCCTAACGCCGTACTGTCATAACCCGCAGCACGTAGGTAAAATTTTGGTACTGACATTTTGACTGTACCACCATTACCGTTCGGAATGACGTAGTAAGGCATCTGCAAAAGTGAATTGAGTTTTTCCTTAAAATGTTGCTTGATTGTGCGTACTTTGGAGTACCTGATAAATTTTTTTCCATTTTTATCTATACCTGTTGTTTGATTATAAGATATTTCAAAAGCGAATGTTTCGCCAAGTCCTTGAGACATAGCAATAAATGGCTTGACTTGACCATGTCCCAAAGGTATAACAGAACCTTTTACAGCATACTTAAAAGTGTATGCAATAGAATGAGAAGTTACAGAACCTAAATGTATTTGACCCTTTGACCATGCGACATTAATAGTATCCACATCTAACTTTGTAATACCGAATAGTATAGCATGGTAGTGAGGTCGTCCTTTTTCGTCACCATATTCACCACACAATACATACTTTATTTTACGAGTAGGTAGAGCTTTACGAAGTCTTTTGAGAAATAATTGATAATGTTTTTTGACTAACGTAGGCTTACCATTAATAAAAGGGAGATTATCATAATCATAAGTAAGCGTAAGGAATACGCAGTCAGGCGTTTCGTATTGCTGACGTTGCAAACGAAACACCCACTGACGTATATACATATCCGTACATTGTTTACACCTACCACAGCTATAAATCATTCCACTCTGATTTGTTTGCGGTTGAGTACACATATACTATAAATCTTTAATTGGCAATAAGATAGGTAACATTTTTTCCATAAGATAGCGAACTTGCGGCGGTAATGTATTAAGAGCATCTAACATGTTACGCCGTGTTTTTTCGTCCATATCTAAAATAGAAGCCTTGTTTTTTTCATTTTGCGGCACATACTTATTTTCAATAGCAGTCCTTTGATTGCCAAGAATAGCCCGCCTAATTTCCTGATCAGTCAAATCCTTTTTACCTTGTAATAAATCCTTTCTAAATATTTCTTCTATCTTGTTAATAGCATCTTGCGTCTGCATATTTCTATTTTGTTGTGCCATGTTAGAAGTACTTTGCGCTATATTCAGTGAACGCTGAGAATTCAATCCCATTTCACTGAGCATTTGTTCCAATTGGTACAACTTACGTTTATTAATTACAGACATACCATCATCGTTAAAACCTTGCGCTTCGGAATCATATTCTAAAACCTTACGTTTTGTATCTGCTGCAATATTTGCTATTTCAGCTTCTGTCTTAACATTCTGCATTTGCATATTTTTGAGTTGTTCTAAACCCATACGCATCTGCATAGTATTTGTAGCATTATTGACTTGATAGGCACTAGGAGCATTTCCCATAGATGCACCCCGAGTTTGAGGGGCAGACGTAAGAGCGGACGAACCTTGCACTAAGTGAGGTGATAAACCAGCACTTTTAAGGCGTGCCATTTGTTCAGTTGGACTATTATATTCAGCATCTCGCCGCCAATCTGCTAAAGCATCTTGACGTTGAATACGATAATAATTAAGATTTTGCCGATTTTGAGCCGTGTTAAACACGGATTGTACAGCACCTTGTCCCGCTGACATAGCTAACTGTCCAGCACCTGCAATAAGCATAGGAGCGATTGGCATAGTAATAAATTTAAATTGTTAATTAAATTGTTAATAAAAACCCCCCCCGTTTTACTGAGGGGAGCGTTAAACTATGAAACAATGCTATAATTGAGGGCGAGAAGTTTCGCCCATTGGAAGCAAAGCAGAAATATTGTGATACGCTTGCAAAATAATAGGATCGAAATCGTCATTTTGATAAGCGAAAATCCTTCGCTCATCTACAACGTTAAAAAAATCACGAGTAAGTTCGACATCAGTATTCAGATTGCGGGCTAAATGCCAATGCTGTAGAACTGTACGAGCTTCGCCCGTTGTCATATCAAACGAGTTACGATACTCATGATATTTTGGCACGTAACCAAAAATATCGTCAGGTTCATCATGAGCAGCGTGGAGTTCAACATTTTTCAAACCTTGTTCACCTAAATTGTCGAATCTTGGGTTAAAATAATCATCCCAATTTGTTTTTGTAAGTAAGCGAGGTATTGCATGTAAATACGTAGGTTTATACGTACAAGCAGCCACACCAATAATAACACCGTGCTCACGTGCGTAATAAGAATTGCGGGGAGATTGAGCATAAGACATGCCGTTCCCGACTATCCGACCTTGGAAGTTATCCGACTGATTAGTAACATCACTAACCATAACAGGTTGAGAAAATCCTGTAATATATTCGGGAATCCCGAGCCTGTAGTCTTGAAGGTCCACGTTATAATGTGCCTTCAAAAAGTCGATATACGTACGAGCATGGTTATTAATTTCCAAATACTCTTGAAGCCGTTCAGCTCGTCTAATTTCCTCCATACGAATACGGACCCGTGCGAACATATCGCCCTCGACTTGGTCGTTAGGGTTTGGAGTACGTCCGAGCAAATCAATGTCAACAGGGTCAGCACTCAATGTGTAATCAGTACCAACACCGTAAATACTTGCATCAGTGTCAACGAACATCGGTTCGCCTTCTTGGGGCGTAGGCAGCGAGTCGTTGAAATAATCACTTTCAAAAGTAATTTGTTTGATAGCAGCCAACTGCAAAGCAAATGTAGAGGGCAGCACCTCACCATCTTGCAATTTATAATTGAGGGGGTCGTCTTCGACACTTTTATGACGATAATACCACGCCCAGACCATCTGATACGCAGCGAACACAAAAGGGTTCATATTGGTATCAGTACCCGCACTCGCTTTAAGACCGAAATAGTCCGCCAAAAGTGGTTCTGTTTTACCATTAGCGGCTGCAGTTGTAAGACAATCCGCACGTGAAAAGAACGGATGAACGGGAATTTCGCCCGTAGCAATATCTTTGCGCTGCATAATAAAATTCTCCCAATTGTCCCACAAAATTCTATAAGGGACAAAATAATAATGCGCTTTCAATGACATTTTATGCATAACAGGAGACACTAAAGGTTGAAACCTTGCAAGCATTTCAGTCTGTATATCATACGTACCGCCTGGTACCGTCTCCAATGCGAATATAGGGCAAATATTACCGAAATTAATGGTAGTCATAGTTTGACTATCTAAGTTTTGCCGTGAATGTTTCGGCACGGGGATAAGCAGGTCATTATCAACCTGTTTTGTTACATCTCTCATTTTTTACGAAAATTTTTCCAACGTTGTATCTGTATTTCACAAGCATACTTTCCGAACGTTGTTAAAGTGATTGAAATAATTGTTAATAGCAATTGTTGCACGTACTCGACATTAAGTAAAGAAGCAACAAAGCCAAATGTAAAGGCATCCCAATAATGATTAAATAATCTAGTCATGTCATACGAGAGCCTCCCCTCTTAAGTTTTTGAAACTTCATAGATTTAGACGGTTGACGACGTACCGTAGAAATAGAACGATTAATTGAACGTACTTTCATTTTATTACGTTTTTAATTGTGAATAATAATTTTACAATATTAAACTGTTTTTTGTACATGGTAGTTTTTTTGTAGTTAGGTGACTTGGTGTCACCTAGCTAATAAGAATCAAGGAGTTATTAGCTTTTTTTGGTTTGCTTGAAATTCCGCAAACGCTTTTTGTTCAGCCGCCACTTTTTCGGCTTCTGCTTTTTTGGTTCTGCGATGT